CCCTCCAAACCTATCACTATGCCAATGTTCTTGTTGGACTTCTCTATCTGATTGTTCAGCGATAGATTTTCCATAAGCACTAAGAGGCCTATCTTCACCTAAACTTTCTAAATCTTCTTCACAAGCATTGCGTTCAAGTTCTACTGTATCACACCATTTGCAAAGTGCAACATCATTTACACTTGCCATAGAGTGATTATATTTCTCGCCACAATCGGCACACTTAAATATTCCATTACTCATCATCTTTCTCCATTGGGGTTTTCATACACCACCCATGTTCTATTAAGTGTTCTTTAGTTGTTATTTCATTGCCATACTGGTCAATACGAACAAAACCATCAGGAATTTTGTATTCCTCACCCACTCCCATTCCATGAAAAAAAGCATCTCTGTTGTTTTCTTGATGAATAAAAAAGTCATTTTCATCTTCTTCTACTGGTTGGGGGAATTCATATTTTAAAGCACACTTAAAACCAACATAAAACCATTCAGCAGAAGTCCAATTACCAATAGGGTGTGTTTGTCCATTTTTTAGTTTAATATCTATTTTAGGTTTATTACTCATTATCGTTCTCCCATTTTTTGATTTGACTAAGTAAAGATTCAGCACATTCGTGCCGACCATAAATAATGTCATCTGTGCCATCAGAAGTAATTTCTTCTTCGTGATTATCTTTGGCATCAACAACATCTTGATTATCGCTAACCTCAACTCTTAACCAGTCAACGATTTTATCACGAACAATAACTTGAGAGAATAAAGCACTTCTTAGATTGTCAACCTCTCTCTCTAATTCTTTTATGTAATGTTTACTCATTTTAGTTCCTCCTTTGTTTCACTATCTACTTCCCAATTATGATAATCTAGTCTATCTTTATACTTTTCTAAGTGAGGAAATTCCTCTTGTGATTCTTTCATTTCATCTGCATAATCACTATCTTCCCAATGACTATCAAATGGGTTAATTACTTGAATAGGTACAGTTTTATAGTTATATCCCATTGTTGTCATATCATCTTCAAAAATCCACATTTCGTGATTTCTGAAAACAAGAACATCAAAGTAACAACCATTACAAAAACTAGAAGTTGGTTCGCCATTTTCCATTTCAACCTCAACTTCATTACATAAAGCACATATATGTTTACTCATTACTAACCTCCATATTCATAAACAATAAAATCATTGTTGTAACCATCTTCAGGATCGCCCACAAGTTTATGTGTAAATTTTCTAGGTTTTAATTCACTTGATAAAAAGTCTGCTATATCTCCAAACACATCTTCATCAATAAACCAAAACTCTATAAAATCGTCAAAACTATTAACCTCACAACTGTCTGTTTCACAAGTGCTTTGGAAAATCCATTTATTTGTTTTCTTGTCGTAGCGAAATTCCGTAGGATTATCTTTAGCAAAAGATTTAAAACTATTTTGCCAAAAACCACCATTAGGAAACTTTAGTAACTCATTAACAATAGGTTCATCATAACCATCAACATCACCTGTAGGGGCGTCATATTTATCATGAGCCCCAGTCACCACAGAATATTCAACTGTTCCTGTGTGTTCTTCAATTTTTGCCATTATGCTTTCTCCTTAACTGGGCAAAAACTTTTTAGTTTTTCAATGTCATCTTCATCAACATCATAACCTAATTCATTTTCTGCACAGTTTATTAAATCTTCAAGAGTAAAGCTATAAAAAATTATAGCCTGTCTTACTCCATTATCAGTAAACCAATCATGGTAAATACCTGTTACTATTACATCTAATTGTCCTTCTAATTCATTCATTATACTTTCTCCTGTCTTGCTCTAGGATCGTTACTAAGAACAT